GGTCAAGTGTCGCGTATTTCCCATCAACGGAGCCCATTAGGGCGCCGAACTGATTGGGTTGCTGGTCTGTGAAGCGAACATTATCCCTAGTAAGGGGATGTTGCTCCGTTAACTCGGTGATGGCCCTTCCTAGTCCCTGTTGGATCCATTGATAATCAACGGGTTCACAGGATATTAGTCGGGGGCCGCGCGAATCTTTCGGCACGAGAATTACTCGTGCGGGCAGATCCTGATCGTTAATTTGCAGCAGTTCCTGCTGCCGGTCACACACGTGTTCCAAGTTGACAAAGTAATACATGTCAAGCGGATAAACGTCTGTGATGCGACGACTGACATTTGACCATTGATACTTTCCCCACAGACGTTGCTTGGTAGCAACGGTGCCGGGACCGTGTCGTGGCTTAATGTTCATTGGGTCAAAACCTCGGAAAAGCTCCCGAAGGAGTCTCCGAGCTTCGCGCACGCGACTCAAAAGATCTGTAGGCTTATGCCGAGGATCAATCGGTCTGCGTACAGGCAAGTTGATAGCCAGTTGGCGCACGAACTTGTCTGTTTCCACCAAATCGCGTTCAGTTTGTTCAAACTTACTAACGACGAGTCGTTCCTGTTCAGCCGAGTACGGCAGCTCATACTTATACAAAAGGTATAGCACTTGCCGCAATACTCGAACACTACTGACGCAGGGATGTGTGAGGGGTATACCAGAGTCTGATAATACCCGTTGGAAGAACTCACCGAGGAATCTCGGGAGTCGACCGTCACGCAAGGCTGGGAAGCCGAGCGAATGGCAGTCTAACGGTTCGTCAGAGGACAGAGCGCGATCAAGCGCTTTTCCGAGCTTTGGTAAGGTCTTCGTAAGAAAACCCACCCCTTCTTCAGATACGCGGCGTGACACTAAACGAATTGTGTCCCGGCACGCATTGTTGTCAAACACCTCCACATACGTCGATGAGACGTCGTAGAGGAGTGCGGTGATGATTGTAATTTCATCAATGCTCCTGTGAGGTACCATAAGGTAGCCTTTCATTGAAGCATGCCACACTCAACTACTTCCATCATATGTCGTAATAGTCCATACAGTATGAATAGTACAGACCAGTCATTCCTCAAGTCCCCGGCACCACGAAAATTGCCACCCTTTCGGATGGTAATGGACGTATTAGTGCGGATAAATGAAGAGAACACTAGCGTTCTAACGGACATCGATGAGGAGCCCGGTGCGTATATTAGGAAACGAATCGTCCTCACGGATCGAAACGTCCTAATCCCACCGAATCTCCCCAACGACATCGTTTGGTTCGCGTATACCAGTTAGGTATACCCCTGATTAGAGGTAGCGTCGTGTCAGACCATCTCTGGCCTAACATGACTTTATCTTAGATAGGGCACCCGCTCGACTGCGTTAGTGAGCAAGGCACCGTCTCTAAGCCTAAATTCGAC